TAAGTGTTGATGTTAAAGATTTTTTATTGGGATTATTGCTGGGAATTAGCACATGTATGGGTATCTACATCTATCACGGGATATAATAGAATGGCCATTACCGCCGTAGGGATTACGATATTACTTTATTTATTAACTTGCGCTTCATGCGTCAAGCAAAAAGATTACCCGCATGCCCTAATGTGGTTTTCTTATGCGTTAGCCAATAGTGGACTCTTATGGTACGAAATCAAAAAAACAAGCGGAAGCTAGAAGACCTAGCAGCAGAGAGGGCGGTTCTCTCCGGATTGTGTCAATATGGATTAAGCGTTTCGCTTGATTCAGACTATCTGGAGTCCGAACACTTCACAGACCCCACCAACCAAATTATTTTTGGGTGCATTAAAAAGGTCTTAGAGAAATCCAACAAGGTAGAACTATCTTCCTTGCTTTCTGCTGCCAATCAACTTGGATGTTATGAAAATATAAATAACCAAGAGGAGATTGGTTTTTTACGTTCACTATTTAACTTTCCAATACATGAAGAAAATGTTTCAATACACGCCGGTAAACTAGCGAAGCTAGGAATAGCAAGAGAAGTCAAGAAGACACTGGCTATTTGTTCTAATAAAATTGATGAGGTCACAGGAGATGAAGATATAAACGACATCATCTCCCTCATAGAAACTCCCGTTCTTGATGCGACATCTAAAATATATCAAGGTTCTGACAATAAGCCTGAAATAATCGGCGAGGAAATAACAGACTATATAGAGTTTCTAAAAGAAAACAAAAATGACATGATTGGCATAAGCACAGGATTCCCTGCTTATGACGAAGCTATCGGAGGAGGATTAAGAAGAAAGTGCGTAGACTTAGTTGCCGCCCGACCTAAGGTTGGTAAATCTATGTTTGGCGACGCGGTAGCTATGCACGTATCTAAAAATCTAGGAATCCCAGTGCTGGTTCTAGACACCGAAATGTCTAAAGAAGACCACCTCCACCGAATGTTGGCGAACCTAAGCGGTGTCGAAATCAACACTATTGCCAGCGGCAAGTTTGATAGCAACCAGCTAAACACCGAAAAGGTGGAAAACGCGGCTAACGAATTGGGGGAAATACCATTTCACTATGTGAGCATTGCTGGTCAACCGTTTGAGAATATTCTTAGTATTATGCGCAAATGGATTTATCAAGAGGTTGGGTTTGACGAAAACGGAAGAACCAAAGATTGTCTAATTGTTTATGACTATCTAAAGCTAATGAACTCTACCAGCATCTCAAACTCCATGCAGGAGTTTCAGGTTCTTGGATTCCAAATAACTCAGCTGCATAACTTCTGTGTCAAATACGACGTGCCATGTCTTAGTTTTGTACAATTAAACAGAGACGGTATAACAAAAGAATCAACAGATGTCGTTTCAGGTTCCGATAGGCTTATTTGGCTCTGTACGAGCTTCAGCATCTTCAAGCTAAAGTCCGACGAAGAGATAGCCGACGACACAGACGAAAACGGAAACAGGAAGCTGGTACCTATTGTTGCTCGTCACGGAGCAGGATTAGATGATGGCGACTATATAAATATGAATATGTTTGGGAAGTTTGGCAAGCTAGTAGAGGGTCAGACTCGCAATGAATTGAGAACTAAGTCAACTATTAAGGATACAGGTTTTGAATCAGGAGATCAACAACCAGCAGATATTGAAACTGTCTAACCAGTTATTTACTAAGCTGTCACAGCTTCTAAAATACTTCAGTATAGACTACATAGAATATCCCAACAGGTTTGCTTTTGCGTGCCCTATTCACGGGGGAGACAACACAGAAGGTTGTACCATATTCACGGACGGAAACACCGCTAAGGGTAACTGGAACTGTTGGACTAACCACTGCGAAGAAGACTTTTCTAGAAACCTGTTCGGCTTCGTCAGAGGGGTACTCTCCAATAAGCGAGCTTCAACGGTTAGTATTATTGATACAATTAATTTTTGCTTAGAGTTTTTAGATCTTGACATTTCTGAACTCGACCTATTACAAGACGTAGAGAGCAATAATGCTATTAAACTTTTGGACATCTTCAATAGGGAGCCAGAAAGAGAGCCCCCAAAAGTAGATAGGGAAGTTATTTTAGACACAATACAAATACCAGCTGAATACTATATTAACAGAGGGTACACTACTGATATATTAACTAAATTTGATATTGGCCTCTGTGACAAAAAAAACAAGCCAATGTCAGGAAGAGTTGTTGTCCCAATCTATGATGAAGGCTATAATTATATTGGATGTATAGGTAGGTCGTGCTATGAAAACATGCAACCCAAATGGTTGCACAGCAAAGGCTTTAGAAAAAGCTCATATCTGTATGGTCTAAATGTGGCAAAAGAAAAAATACTTGAAACAGCTACGGCAGTTTTGGTTGAGGGCCAAGGCGACGTTTGGCGTATGCATGAAGCGGGAGTAGAAAACACGGTTGGTATTTTTGGGGCTAGCCTCAGTGACGACCAGCTGGTTTTATTAGAACAAAGCGGCGCTCTCAGTTTAGTCATACTTACAGATTATGACGATGCCGGACATAGAGCCGCAGAACAAATAATGAAAAAGTGCGGAAGGCGATTTAATTACTATAGACCTAACATATCAGAAAAAGATGTTGGCGATATGTCGGTAGAACAAATCAAAACTGAAATACTAGAAGAACTACAAGGAGTTTTATAATGACAAGAATCTTAGCCTTTGCCGGAAAAAAGCAATCAGGTAAAAATTCGTGCTGTGCCTTTCTGCACGGATATCAAATGCGGTCTTATCACATTATTAAAGGTTTTGACCTAGACACTGAGGGAAGGATTGTTGTAGATACCATTGACTCTGATGCCTCTGGAGTAGAAGAAACAGGTAAAGGTGTTTTAGACGTAACTAGAACTGACCCAGAATTTGCACCTTGGGCCGCACACAACATGTGGCCATTTGTAAAACACTATTCCTTTGCCGCTTCTCTTAAGGAGATTGCGTGTGGATTATTTGGACTAACAAAGAAACAGTGTTACGGAACAGACGCGGATAAAAATAGCCCTACATGGATTAAATGGGAAGACATGCCGGGTTATACCGGAGGCGAGACAGGTAGAATGACCGCTAGAGAGTTTTTACAGGTCTTTGGTACAGATATTTGTCGGCATATCTATACGGACATTTGGACAGATAGAACTATGAGAAGTATTAGAGAAGAGGGTTCTTTAATGGCTGTAATCTCTGACTGTAGATTTCCAAACGAATCAAAAGCAATACAAAAAGCCGGAGGTAAGGTTATTAAATTAACTCGCGGCATAAATGGCGACAGTCATTCTAGCGAGTCCTCTGTTGATGACATTGAATACGACGCTATTATTGACAACAAGGAGTTATCTTTAATGGAAACGAACGTGAAGGTAATATCTTTACTTGAAGAATGGGGATGGCTCGGTAGCGTTATCGAGGAACCCAGTCCTACGCCCCCTACAGAAGACCCAAATCTTCTAGGCGGCATCCAAAAGATTAAGGAATAATATGTTAGTAACGTATATACGTAGCTCTAGTTATAATAATTTTGAATACTGTCAGATGCAATACTTTATAACCTATGTCTTAGGTCATCAAAGTGTCTCTGGTAAAAAAGCCCAGCTGGGAACAATCGTCCACAAGGTCATGGAGGTGCTAGGTGGGTGTAAAAAGATTTTACAAGACAAGGATGAGATGGTATTAAATGATGATGGTCTAGGAAAGATAGAGTTCACTAAAAGAAAACTCAACACAAAAAAGTTTGTAAATGAGATCATCAAGAGAAGTTATGAATACTACACAGAGAACTGTAGTCATCACTATACAAATGCCGACTATAAGTTCTGTGAAGACACAACTTGGGAGGGCCTACTGTATGATGACGGAAATTTCGACCCCCGAAATAGAAATATTATCGCATCAGAGCCTCACTTCGATATCGCGATTGAGGAAGACTGGGCAAAATTTTCATATGAAACAGAAGATGGGGAAACTCTAGAGGGTCAGCTAGCTATTAAGGGTACTATCGACCTAGTGACGGAACTTGATGATGGTGTCATTGAGGTCATTGACTGGAAAACAGGAAGAAGGCTAAACTGGGCCACAGGAGAAGAGAAGACATACGAAAAGCTATGCGAAGACCCTCAGTTAATGCTTTATTATTATGCTATTTCTAAAAAGTTTCCTGAATACAAGGATGCCATCATGTCGATATTTTATATACGCGACGGTGGGCCATTTAGTATTTGCTTTGAAGATTCAGACAAAGAGAAGTTCTTGGGTATGCTGAAAGATAGATTTGAGGAAATCAAGAAAACAACCAAACCAAAAATGCTATCTAGAAGACAGGCGCACTGGAAATGTACAAAGCTTTGCGATTTCTGTAAAAACGATTGGCCCGGAACCAATGATAATATATGCAGGCATGTAAGTAACAATTTAGAGCAGTTTGGCATGATGGACACCGTTCAAAATTGTACTAAAGAAGGTTTCAGTATTGGACACTATGAGGCGCCGGGATGATTGAGATAAAAATTACAGAAAAAATGAAGAAGCAGGCTTGGGCTAAATCCCGTGAAATGGGCGTAATACGTAACTCTATAATGAAGGGTGACGGAAATATTGCAGGTTTTTTAGGAGAAGAGGTTGCAAATGTAGTTATTGATGGTACAATAAGTAATACATACGACTACGACGTGGTTTCAAAAAGTGGAATTAAATATGATGTCAAAACCAAAAGATGCACATCTCCGCCAAAACCATATTATGATTGCTCTGTTGCAAACTTTAATACCGAGCAAAAGTGCGATAGGTATGTATTTGTTAGAATAGAAAATAAAAATAAGAGATGGGGAAGAGCGTGGGTTCTTGGGTGGCTTGAGCATGATGAATATTTCAAAAGGGCTCGGAAGCTAACCAAAGGACAGGTTGACCCATCTAACGGGTTCGTTGTTCGGGCAGACTGCCATAACGTTGCTATATCAGAATTGAAAGAGTTTACAAATTATGACTTGGGTTCCACTAAATAACAAGACGCACTTTAGCCTACAGAGAGGTTTCTCGAAACCTGATGAGCTAGCAGCCAAGTGTAAAGAATACGGCTATCCAGCCTGCGCCATTACAGATATTAATACTATATCTGGGGCTGTCAATTTTTACAAAGAATGTAAAAAGCATGATATTAAACCTATCATGGGTTGTACTGTTGAGTTTGAAAACCACAGAAGCAAGACATATATAGCAAAAAACAAAGATGGCTGGTATGCGCTCATTGATATTGTTTCTAAGAAGAACACGTACTCTGACGACGTGGTGAAGAAACTGTTAAAAACCTCCCTAGACGAAAACCTTATATGTATTGACGACCTAAAACAAAAACCGGCGTATTATGTAGCGACCAAAGACGCAGAGCTACATAGAATACTCTTATGCTCAGGGATGAAAACCAGCATGAAAAAGGCTAAAGACAAAATCGTTTCTGATTCGTTTAAGCACCTGAAGCCCTTCTTTAAGAGTGACGGACATTATTTACCGAACCCGAGTGAAGTTGAAAAGATTTATAGTGAAGAACAAATAAAGCTCAGTCTAGAGATCGCCGACCAGTGTGAAGAGTATGACATTCTCGGTAGCCCAATGCTCCCTGCGTTCGATTGTCCAGAAGGTTATACCGAAGATGAATACCTAAAGCAACTCTGTAGAGAGGGCTGGAAGAAGCTCTTAGAGGATACTGGTGTTGTTCAGAGCGAAGACAAGAAAGAGGAATACCTAAAAAGAATTAAAAACGAGATGAGTGTAATTTTTGACGCTAGTCTTTCTGGATACTTTCTGATTGTTCAAGATATTGTTAATTATGTTAGGTCGGAGGGGTGGTTGCCGGGCCCGGGAAGAGGGTCGGCTGCCGGATGTTTGATTTCATACCTTATCGGTATTACGGAAATTGACCCCATCAAGTATGACTTAATCTTTGAGAGATTTTACAATGCTGGCCGTAATACTGAGGGTCATGTATCTCTTCCGGATATTGACCTAGATGTTCCTGCCGAAAAGCGAGACGAAGTTAT